ATATATTTTTTGCAGATAAATCTGTAGATATAACCTTGACTGCACCTTATTTTCATCAAGCAAAACATACTAAATATGGTGCTGTTGTTCCAGGTAGATATGATATAGGCAGTTGGTTTAGACCTTTACGATTTGAAATAAATTTATGGGAAGGTATAAACGAATGGAAGATAGAAGAAGATGAACCTTTAGCTTATGTAAACTTTAATACACAAGAAAAAATAAAATTACATAGATTTCATTTAACTGAAAAACTATACAACATAGCAAGTTCGTGTGCTGAAAGTTCTGCTTGGTGGAGTGGTGTGCCTTTAGCAAAAAGATATGCAAAGTTTCATGCTTCAAATGCGCAGAAAAAAGTGTTAGAAGAAATTAAATTAAATATTGTATGATACGATCTACAAATATTAAGTAGCTAAGTAGCCACATGTTATAATATTCTTTATGGATTATTTAATTGGATTTATTTTTGGATATAGTGTAAAAGAAATATATAAATTATTAAAGTATATAAGCACATCTGAAACTATTTTCTTAGATGAGGACTGGGATATGTTATCCCATGATGACTTACCATAATGACTACTTCCAATGGCTTTACCCAAAAAGAATTAAACAAAATGATCTTTGACAAATTAGATGACATTGATAAAAAGCTAGATGAGAAGTTAGATAAATCAGAATTTTATAAAGTAATAGGATTAGTTGCCACAGTTATATTAATTGTAGGTAGCTTCTTAATGTAATGAAGGGTTACAAATTGTATTGGAATATATCTAAACGTATGATAGCTGTCTTTATAGCACAAGCATTAAGTGTTATAGGTGCAGGCAGTCTTGTAGGTATAGATGTATTTAGTTCTGCATTACTAGCAGGATTACTTGGAGTAGCTAACGTACTAGAAATCTTAGCAAGAAAATATCTTAATGATGGACAACTTACAATGGAGGAAGTCAACCAGGCATTCGGTATTCTTGATAGTAAAACACATAACGATATGAACGGGAGAGGAATAGATCATGGGTAGTGACGGTTGTTGCGGTGGTGGTTGTTGCGGAACTAAGTAAGTTCCGTGTTATATAAATTTAATAGTCTAGTACGTATATGTATCGTACTTTTTCTTATAGTACCTATACCTGTAGTCGCAGAGGAAGTACCTAACGAAGTTACCATCAACGAAGATTTCAGTGATGACACTTATCAAGAAGGTTTAACTATTAGCGGAGGTAGTATTGCTGCGTATATTTACTGTAATGAACAAGGTAGGTATGGAACTACAGGTTGTTCACTAGCTTTACAAAGCGGTACTTATGTATTTGAATTTGCAGAAGATGTATATGAAGTAGCATTTCTAGTTGGTGCAGTAAATAATACTTATGATGTTAAGTATTACTACTCTGATGAAACAGATGAAACTATAAACAAAGCAGCACAATCTTGGGGAGAAGATGGCAATACTATGTATGATGATTTCTACAAATCATTCACTGATTACAACAATGATGAAGCTAACACAGATAAATTTATTACAAAGTTTGAAGTTATATTAACTGATATATCTGTATTAGACACACTGTACTGGCAGTATGTAGAGATCCCTGTGACTACTACATCTAGTACAACATCTACTACCACTACTACCACAACTACAACCACAACTGTTCCACCTCCTCCTCCACCTCCACCTCCTCCACCTCCTCCACCCCCTCCAACACCACAAGAAATTATTGTAGATATAGTTGTTGAAGGTGTTGATAAAACATACACACAGGCAGACGTTAATGATGGGACTATAGAGAGAGATCAGGAACGTATAGATAATGAAAATGAATACGGTTGTTTTATGACTGACGCACAGATAGATCGTGGTGATTGTGAAATACCTGAACCTAAAGAAGAGATTGAGATTCTAGAGGAAGATGTTGAGATCATAGAAGAAGAAGATATAATTAAGGAAGAGGTAATAATTGAAGAAGAAGTTAAAGAAGATGTGGATGACATCCTTCCTAAGAATGATAATTCTATACTCGACACACCTAAAGAGGAAGTTATTGAAGATGAAGTGGTGGAGTTTGAAGAACAACCTATTGAGTTCGAGATTATTGAATTTGATTTGGAAGATATTGTTACCGAAATCGTGGATGAGATACCAATACAAGATGAAATAGAGGAGATTGTAGATGAAAAGAATGATGAGAAAATTTTGGATGAGTCAATACAGGAAGTTGTTGAAGAAGATACAAAACGAGACACTCCAGGAGTGGAAGATACAGAACCCTTAGATCTTACTGAAGAAGAAATACAGGAAGAAGTTTCACAAATAGAAGACATTGTGAATCTACCAATAACAGAGGAGACTGATGAAGAATCTAAACAAGAAGCAATACAAGAGTATGTACAAGACCTTACCGAAGAAGAAGTTGTTGAAGTCCTTGAAGAAGTAAATGACATTGGTGTACAAAATCTTGATCAAGCTACAGAAGAAATACAGGAAGTTGTGCAAGCTGTTGTTGAAGAAGCTATTGCTGATGTACAAGAACTAACAGAAGAACAAGTAGAAGTAGTTGCAGAAGTTTTACAAGTAGAAGCAGCTGACGTGGAGATCATTGCTGAAGCTGTAAAAAAAGATGAAGCTATTAGTGAAGCTGTAGAAGAGTATGTCGAGAGAGCAGTAGAGAATAGTGATGTGGAAAACTACTCACTTGCTGACGTAGTGACAGAGGTACAGACAGAACAATTCCTTGCTGATCCAATAGGTTCATTCGTTGACATACAGATAGATCAAATAGATCTAGCAGAAATTGGATCAGATATGACAAGCGATCAAAAAGAAAAAGCACAAGAAGTTGTAGTACCAGTGATCATAGCTTCGCAAATTATAGCTAGTATGCAAGTGGTACCCGTTAGAATAAGACGTAGCTAATGAAATATATTAAAAAATTATTTACATGGGTAGGAGAGATCCTTAAAGAAACTATTGCGCAAACGTTTACGTTGCTAGGTTTTTTTATAGCATGGCTAACCCTCACAGGAACAGCAAAAGATATAGTAGGTATTGCTATACTTCTATCAATAGTCTTATGGTTATTAACAATAGGTTTACGTAAAGATAAACCTGAAGATAAAAATAAAAAGAAAGTGAGCAGATAATGCCTTACAGCAAAACAGGTAAGAAAAAGAAATACTCTTCCAAGCGTAAGAAAAAAATGACTAAGTAGTTATGGCTATTAACTACAGAGGACAATCCTTTAGTGGTTACAACAAACCTAAAGCACAAACGTCTGGCGGTAAATCACATGTTGTTTTGGCTAAAGAAAAAGGTACTGTCAAGATGGTACGCTTTGGGCAAGCAGGCAAAAAAGGTAGTCCTAAAGGAACTAAAAGGAATCAAAACTTCCATGCAAGACATAAGTGTTCTTCTAAGAAGAGCAAACTTACAGCAGGTTATTGGGCTTGCAAACATAAATGGTAGGTTATAATATACTATGGCAAAAAAAAGTAAACCCGTATGGGACAAACCAAGACCTAGTGGATTAGGTAAAAGCAAGAAGCTATCACCTGCACAAAAGTCTAAAGCAAAAGCAAGAGCTAAAGCTAATGGTCGCAAGTACCCTAACATGGTGGATAATATGTGGGCAGCAAACAGATAATATATTTTGAAAGTATCTTGTCCTAAATGCGGACAACCACTTGAAGTAGATTTAAACCCGTTTAAATTATACTGTACAAATCCTGATTGTTTAGACTATACTAAGATAAACAGGGAGTCTATATGAAGATACAAGTTGTAAGAACACAGTTCGGTATTGACGCTACCAATGGAATGATGTTTATCGATGGTAAGTTTGAAAATTATACCCTCGAAGATCAGTATCAAGCAGTCAAAGTTATGCACGAAACCTGCATACCTGAAGGTACATATGCAATTAAATTTAGAAAAGTTGGTGGGTTCCACGCTAAATATAGCGCACGTTATAAGAATGCACACTATGGTATGCTTGAACTACAAGATGTACCCGACTTTAAATATATATTAATTCATTCAGGCAACACCGATGAGCATACTTCGGGTTGTATATTGACAGGAAATTCTCAACAAGATCTTGACTTAGGTAAAGACGGTATGATTGGACAGTCACGTAACGCGTATGAACGTATGTACAAAAAAGTGGCAGCAGTATTACTACAAGGTAAACCAGTCACATTAGAGGTTAGCAAGATAAATCTTGATGGTTCAAGCGAACCACAACAAAGTTCCGATAGTAAAATGTTACATGCTATTCACGAAAAAGTGACACGCATAGACAGTAAGCTAAGAGGAAAACCTATTATATAGATTGGAGTAATATGAGTGACGAACTCAAACAACTTGTTGAAAAAGTTGTATGGACATTCATCGAAGCATTCGGTTCTGCTTTGTTGGTTGGTCCTGCATTAGACCTAGAAATTACAACACTTGAAGCTGCAGCAATTGCAGGTGGCGGTGCCGTAATAGTAGTGTTAAAAGAGTATGCAAAAAAACAACTCGCAGGTAAGTAAACTTACCGAAACCCAACAGGACGTAGCACACAATGACGTAAAGGAGGGTGTTGCGCACCCTAATGGATGGGAACCAGGCGTTAAG